TTATACGTTGAGTTCAAACTTTATATCTTCATTACCATTAAGAAGTTCTTTTGTACGCTCTATATTATTTTTATAAATGTGCACATTAGCAAGATTGAGCGTTATAGACTTTAAAGGGAAATCTATTTGCCTTGACATTAAATAAAGATGATAAATGTCTGCTGGAAGACCTAAATTTGCATCAGAACTTCGCTGAAAGGCTGACATTACAAGTTCACATTCATCTATTTGGAATTGTACAAGGCTAAGACAGGGTGCTTGATTAGTTTCTGCACCAGTCTCGCCTAAGAATAACACATAATTTTTGCTGCTACGCTTTTCACGATTTATCTTCTCTATCAGCGGAGGCAATTTCTCCAGATAGGTAGGATAACTATTGACAAGAATTGAACCACAATAATCCCACCAAGCAATACCTGCCTTACGATACTTTTCAATCTGCCTTTCACCTTGCATGAAAAGTTGTAACTCATCCTTTAGCTTCCTACGTGCTATACTGTGAGTTTCGAAGATGTCGAGTAAGTCTGAAGGAGTAAGTGTTAGCTGTTCGTTCAACAGATACCTAATTTCCCCTTTCTTGTTACACTGTTGCTTTCCTATATGAATGATTCTGTCTAAAATCTTGTAGTATTTATTCATCGTTTTATCAGCATTTGAATTGCGTTTAACCAGCATTCTTATACAGCATCATATCTGTATAGGTTGAGTTATAATTCATGCGAGCATTGAATTCCACCTTAGTACACTTCTCAAATGGATTACCAATATGCTTATTTCGACCTATCCAGTCACAGAGTTCAAGTATAGACGACTTATTGCTTGTGAAGTAAACAAATGAATGTCCAGCAAGAACTGACAGTACATCGAGATAATCAGCAAGCTTCCAATACATCTTATAAGTACCAACTTCAGTACTGAGGTAAGGAGGGTCAACCAAAAATACGACATTTGGAGTATCCTTATACTGATTAAAGACTTGTTTATAGTCTGCTGAAACAATTGTTAAACCATCCAAATAGCCATCACAAAGCGGATAATCAGTAGAGCGAATATTGTTATACAACGTCTCCTTGTTCATGTCGTCAATATTCAGACAATACTTCATCGAAAATAAAAGAGAAGATGATATCGTGATGAAGTCCAAATAACCATAACGATCTTGATGTTTAATTAAGCACTCAAAAATCTGTTTGCGTGCTCCTCCAACAATAGGCTTATGCTTAGGCAGTTCACGAACTATCTTTCTAAGCTCAGAGAGTAATTCATTAGTCTGTGGCACGTGTTCAAGACGTAGTCTGTAACCATCAAAATCATTATACACGACTTTAGAATGTGGTTTCTCGGACTTCGTAATATGTGACAACAAACCACTTCCTCCGAACAAATCAACAAATGTTGTTCCGTCTGGGAACTGTTCTAACACCTTCTTAAATTCTTTTGCGAACATCCGCTTTTGTCCAACGAATGGAAGCGGAGCAGAATAATATATTTTCTTCATAATAATGCAAAGGTCGTGAGTTTTTCTTTCACAAGCATAAACGTATATACAGCTTACACTGCAAACAAATTGCAGTCAGTTTGAAATCGCTTGATAAGGCCATATACTTTACGTTCACTTATAGCGTATTTTACGGCAAGTACTGCCACTATGTAAGACACTTTTTCATGATTTTCCAACATTTGTCTATATTCAGTATATAGATCTATATATTTTTCATCATTCAATCTAACTCCTGCTATATGGAGGTTTCTTAATAGTTCCCTGTTAATTTTTACAATCTCAATTATCTTCATATCTAATAAATTTCGTAAATTTGCAACGCCAATCACTTTTATTATACAATAAAACGCCACAAGAGCGAGCGAGGATATTTGCCCCCGGTCGCGCTCTTGTGGCGTACATTGTTTAAAAGTGATTGGCGTTGCTTATTAACAGGCTGGGGGCTTTTTACTCCCTCCCCACGTAAAGATACTTTATTTATTCATTATATTTATATAGAGAAAGTGTGTAGTGTCGTTTTCATTACATCTAAGAGGATACTTGCCATTCTCTTATATCCTTCTTCTGTTGGATGTAGACCATCTTCCATCAATATTGAGATATTGTGTTTATTGATATTACATAAATGAAACCAATCACATACAGGAAGACTTTCATATTTTCCAATCTCAATCATAGCATTTGCGAAATCTTCTTGATAAGCTCCAGTTCCATTATATCTGCCATCCCAGTCTTGTGACCCACTTTTTGCTTTTGCGAAGTTTATGAGGATTATAATAGCCTTTGGATTTACCTCATACACCTTATCTATAATACTGCGCATAGCACCGTAAAAACCTTTCCTTGTTTTGTTTTTGTAATCATCGAAGGTTCCAAGAGATCCTGCCCACCAATCATTAATACCCTCTTCAATTGTGTACATGTCAGCCTTTACAATTTGTGAAACTCCATCTTTTGCAAGGCTGCCACTTACAGCGTTATTGGTGAATTTTGAGAAATTCAGAACGCTTCTGACGTTCGTTTGGTATCCAAGCATATTATTATTTCTTGCAGAAATAGATGTACCAACACTACACCAATGTAGAGGTATAGTATTACTTGCATTATCCTTGTCAGATGAAACTATTGGCAGTTTCTTATAGCTCTCAATATTAAAGTGTACGTTGAGATTCAACGTCATGTCGCCGTATGCATAACCTCGCTTGCCAAGCATCCTATATTTTGTCGCAACTTTAGTTGAATATTTGGGGGCAACTCCATCAAAGAAAAAGCCGACACTACAACCTCGTGGTATTACAATATCTGTATCAGTCGCTTGGTAGACACTTTGCAATGTAGGACATCCTCCATTGACATCATCTACATAAAATATTCCAATTCTTCTATCGGGCTTAGAGCCTCCATTAAAAGATTTTATAATTCCTCCAAGTTCATATTTAACAGGAAAAACAAGGAAATCATCAACTCCAGCAGCAGTAGCTTCTGAAGAACTAATATCACCAACTACTTCTTGTAATTTAACTTTTCTATAGCGTACACCTAATAGTTCTTCATCAGTAGTGGGGTATTTTGCAGTGTTGTATGCTACGGAAATACTACCTATATTTGTAGTTGAAGCACATACCTTAACTTGTGACCACTTCTCTCCGATTCTTGTATAGGAATTACTCTTTACTTGTGTTATAAATGTACCATTTGTATCATATACACAAATTCCACAATAGCCGTCATTACCATATACCCCCAATGGTGAACCTGTAATTTTCAGAAACAGACCATCCTTATATGTAGGAAGAGGAAATTCTTTTATTACATAGCCATTGTTAGAGACCATACTTCCATCATTTTTTAACAAACTATTTAGTTGTGGTATGCCTTCTATCTCCACATCATCAGACCAAATAGCATCTATACCATTGATGCTATCATGTATAGAGTTTGTCACAGCTTTCTGAGACATCACTTTTGTAGCACTATCACCTGTCTCCTGCGCAATAGAAAGAGTCGTTCCGCCACTGACCTTTCCCATCAGCAACCAGCCTGGCTTCTGATACGCATAAATATTTCCATTCTCAGAACTATCAGCATGTGTATCATCATAGATGCTTACTAACTGACCATAGCGGAGAGCCTTGCCGTTAGCTCCGACAGGGTCTGTATCAGCCTCCATAGCTGACTTAGACTGATAAACCTTTTTAATGCCAAGTCCATCAGCCGACTGCTCCAATGAGGCTATGTATGCTAATGTGTCTTCATGCAGCTTACCAACCTCTTCAGGCGTAATGCTGTCTACTTGACTTTTCTCTTTGAGTTCCTTTGCTCGCTTGAGCAGATTATATATTGTATCCATAGTTATTTTTTATGTCGGTATGAAGAAATATGTTTCAATTGTACAATTCATTGGAGCAGGAAGGCTGGAATCTCCCAGAGTGCCTACAATTTTTCCTTCTCCATCTGCTTGCATGATACAAACTATCTGACGCTGACCATCTTTGTTTTTTACTCCAACTAAAAAAGATTCTGAGAATATAGGGGGAACGGGAACACGTGTTGTTGGGTACTTAAACACAACCCCTGGTCCATCGGTCCATTCTGTATTATCACTTTCAAGCGAAATCTTCTTAATTAAAAAACCTGGTCCTCTTTTATTTCGAATTGTACCATGATAACCATTCACAGGATGTGAGAAGGCATCGTCCTCTTCTTTCCATTCTTGCGACTCAACTTTCATCTTCGGACCTATAAGGTCAAAAAGAGTTTTCAACTCGAAGACATTAAAGGCTCCTTCTGTTTTCTCAAATGACAGAAAAGCCTCTGCTGTCTCCCTACATGCATGTTCTTGTCCATCCTCAAATGTACGTACATCAGAATTAGATTTTCTAACACCTACATACAAAGGGTCATTCCAACTGTGTGCAACAAGAGTTGTTTCCTTTATTTCATGGATAACTCCGTCAAGCACCAACCAATTTTTCTTAGTTTGGAAGGTAGTCGTCGCAGCACTTTGATCAATCTTCTTTAATTCTCCTTGAAACCGGTCAAGTAAAAAGACAGAGGTGTTTGCACCAAGAGCCTGAAGGAGTGCAGACATCTGATTAGCTGGGTTCTCCTGTAATGTCTTGATATCATCGATGTAGAGGGGCTGTCCGCCCTCGCTAAAGAGTATCTTATTCATATTCGTATATTTCTATGCGGAAAGATCGTCCCGCAGGTTTATAATGATTCAATAGGTTTAATATAGTTGTCAACTGCTGTCCGCCATACTTATCTTCTGCAGCAGATGTAGAGGTGCATAGAAAAGACGGCACATAGACAATAAAAGAGGCCTCTTTAGGTACATCGTCATAGGCTCTGATGTACAAGGGAGAACTACCACTCACATAGACAGGATCAAGACCTTCACTCTTGAAATGTAAAACTGTCTGAACTTTCTGCCCTGCAGATACTATGTATATTTGACGTTTTGTAAGGAAGAAGGCATCATTCAGAACCTTTTCTATGTATTGTACACCTGCAGTAATGGTGAGTCGATTCAAGACATCGGTGCGATAACTATAGAATCGATTATACAAGTCTCTTATTCCTCTCAGCATTGCTTTGAGCAAAGCCACAATCACCTTGCTTCTCAATATAGGAGGTAGCAATTGAAAACCAAGTTTTATAACATCCAATTTATACCACATAGACTAATGCATTTCTTAAGTTAACAGGGGAAAAACTTCCGCTAACAGCGGTATAATTATTACCGTTGATATCATTATATGTCATTCCATCTGTACTATACTTACATGCGTGGAGCTCCACATCCAACACACCTTCCACATTCTGTATAGCATCAACTAATTTAGTCTTATTGAATGTGCCACCATAGATTATATTTCTGAGATAAGCGTTTACAGCATTCTCAACAACAAAACTACCGTCTTCGATTCTTGTTCCTGTCCTGTCAATTACCAATGGGTCGATACGTATCGTTGCAGTGATACTGATACTATCTGCAGGTAAAGAACGAACCGAAAGAATGACACCAGCTATTTTAACACGATTCAAATACTGTTTGAATGCTGTTAAAACATCTTCTGAAAGAATAGCCGGCTGTCCTCCTGCTTCAGCAGAAGCAAGAATCTCTACGGAAGTTCCTCTATCGCGTACAGCAACATACTTGACGACTCGCTTCTTCTCAGATACCTGTTCATAGCCATATTGCTGTGTCGCCTCATTAAAGATTAAAGCATCACCATACTGGAACTCTTTTGCAATCTTATAGTACCAAGGTACACTTGCTACAACAGCACGACTGATCTTATCGTCTACGTCTGCCTTGAACTGGTCGAACAGAACCTCCAGAACATGGCTACAGGCAGCCACGATGTAAAACAGAACATTCTCGATACTAACCACAGAGAAACTATCATCAAAGGTATCGTTCTCCGATAGTCCGTATCGTTCTCTTACTGTACCATCCGCCATAAAGGCATTTGTCATTGTTTGTTTTATCTCTGCTATACTACGAGCCATATTTTGTTTACTTTAATTGAACTGTGGCGAGAACTCACCACTGAATACCTTAACTTGACATCCGTCATACCTCTCTCTGTCGCTGGAGATACATCATTAGCCTTGCAATACTGTTGTATTAATCGGTTGTAACTTACGTCAGGAAGTTGCAATCTGCTTCCTGCTGCTAACGTTTCAGTCATACCGATACCGTTCGCAGCAGCCAAAGCAGGCAATGCTTCCAGCGAGCCATACTCCTGTATGGCTATATCAGCCAAGGTCTGACCATCTTTTACTTGAACTTCCATCTTATTACGAAATAAAGAGCTAACATCATAAGAATACCGAATGCAACAAAACCTGTTTCCATTGCACGCTTTTCAATCCAGCTCAATTCTTTTTCCTTGTAAACTATCTTTGGTTTCTCTTTATATTGTTTATGATCCTTATCGTGTATGGTTATGTGGGTTGTGTCATGCACCGTTGTAAGACCTTTTATCTCCGCACCTGGAAGACTTTCTAATATATGCGTCAAAACACCGTTATGTATTCTTGCCGTTGAGCGATACAAGGCATTCTGCAAAACTGAGACAGAGTCTTTCGTTGCACGCTCCTGGTGATACTCTGGCAACTGCAGTGATACAGGCGCAAGACGTTCTGTAACTCTTATGGTATCATGACTGACAACGTGCAGCGTGTCGGTGCTTATGCTCTCTACAGGCACATAGACTTTATGCGAGCATGCAGAGAAAAGGAAAGCAGTAAGGATTACTGCTAATAATGCTTTAAATGTTTTCATATTGTTGTTGTTAGATGTTTGCGTATTCAGTCTTTGCATCGAAACAAGGGCAAGCCTTGACATACTCGTTTGAGGTGATTCTGCCATCGTGGTTCAAGTCTGTCGAGAAGTCACGATGTCCTTGAATTACAGCTACAGGATATTTCTTGTGCAGCATACTAAGCAGTGTGCGAAGACTTGCTTTCTGTGCATCTGTGCGATTGTCTGCAGGCTTGCCCATTCTGTCTATACCACCAATATATGCTACATTGATAGAAACGGAATTAAACCCCTTCACGCCATTGCTCACCTTGTCTTCATCAAGTAGCTGGGTAATCTTGCCATCTGGTGCTACGGCATAGTGGTATCCAGGATTAACCCATCCTTTACGGAGGAATTCCTGTCGTAGGCTCTCAATAGTCTGTGACTGATGGCTCGCAGTACAATGCACTGCAATATACTTAATCGTTCTCATTCTTCCTCCTTTCCGTTCTTAGAGTTGACAACTCGGTCGATGTAATTTCTCACGTCGCCCCATTTACTCTGGATGTAGATACCCACACCGAAGATAGAACCAGCATAAACCAATGTCTGTGACACATACCACAGCACGCTGTCCTTAACATCACCTCCGTTGAAGAAGAAGCTCAGAAAAGCCATAGCTACACCACTTGCAAGTAGGAAAATAGCCGAGCCGTATTGTATCCATTCCTTCGTGTTTCTTTGCATATTGCTTAAGTTTAATATTGTGCATCTATTTCGATGCTTTTGGTTGTTATTTTTATATTAGTCACAGTTTGTCTGTCCATCTCCAGCTGCTCTCTGATGAGCGTTCTCCAATAGATAGGATCATTGTCAAGCAGCATATCACTGATACCACAGCCAGTCATCGGTCGTTCTTTCAACTCTCCCTTATGTAAGTGAAGAATCAAAGCCTGATTCTGATGCAGCGTGTCAGCGACAATAAGACCAGAAATAATCTTTCCGTCTGGCCCTCGACGCGGTTGTATAACCGCTTCATAGTCTATCAATGTAATACCTTTCATATCAATGTTTGATAGTTACGTCTTCATAATCAGTCTTCTTAAAATCCTGTGCCTTAGTCAGAGGTGGACCAGTTGGTCCATGAGTACCCTGGTGTGTATGGCTATTGACAGCTTTAACCAGTTCATTAAGTTTCTTGGTTAAGTCCTCAATATTAACCAATCCTCCAAGCTTACCTCCATTTATCGTTATAGATTCAACATGATCCACTGCTAAGACGACAAGGCTTGAATAGTCTCCTGACAGACTTCCAATGATAACTGCAGTACCGACTTTAGGAACTATCAGCATCTCTCCACTATCATCTGTTTCAGATGCACGAAGGCGAACCTCTGGTACAAGAAGGCTTCCTATTTCCACATCACAAGTACGACCGCTTACGCTCTTAACGATACCTTGTAGTACAGTCATCTCTTGCTGTGGTGCTACACCTCGCAACCTTTCTCTTAATTCCTTATATTGATCCATATCCTTAGCTTAATCTGAATCCAAGTTCTATTTTTCGTTTACCACCGTCTCTGCTGAAAGTTGTTGTTACTGCCCTTACAAAGTAGCAGCCATCCTTACGTGGATAATCCGCATCATAAAGCCACGCCATATCGCCAGGAACACATTCAGGTATGAGCCACGTCGTGATACTTCCATCATAGCCATCGAAACTACGACGTTTAACTTCAAGTTCGCCACGAAGTTTCATACTTGCAGCATCAGAAGTAGGACATTTTATTTCTACCTTCTCACCACCAGTAACTCCGACCTCTACCTCTTTTACTGTTCCGTCAGGAAGAAGAGCTTTAACCACTACACGAACCTTGCGATCAGCTGCTTGTCGATAGGTCAGATTAACCGCCTCCACATTCAGCGCAAAGTTATAAAAGCGGTTCACCCCGACAACCTCACCTGGGGGATGCACGTGTAAAACACCATTAGAAAGGTATATATCTGCACCACATTCCTCCTGCACCTTCTTAAGCACATCATATCCAGTAGCATTGTGAATGACAAACTTAGCATAGGTCCAGCTGTAAGAGCATTGAATAGAGTAGTTCTTCCCAATTCCCTGCACCACCTTCTTAAGAAGATCAGCAAGTGAAACTTTCTTCAGTACTTCGTTTTTGAGTTCCTTACGAAAGGTGTACAGATCATCCTCACAAGTCAGCTTAATATTGCCACCATCTGTACTGATTTGTTGCAGCCAGCCAGTGAACTCCTCCTTTAAGCCTTCCTCCTTATACCCAAAGCGAATAATAACCTTATCACCTCTGTGAAGTTTATCTTCAACATCCAAGGCTACATTATACTGCGCACCTGGTAATGTTATAGTTGCCGTATCAGCAAGTAGTTCGACACTTCTATGCACCTCAACACTGTCAAGCATTCCAATGTGCCAGCCTCCTATCTCTATGTCGTAAGCCATTGTGTACATAAGCCTATCGTTTTAAGTCCTGCTGATTTAAGAGAAGTTTATATATGTCATCACTATATGCCTTTAGCGAATAGTTCTGATTAGAAGAGCCACTTGTGAAAGGAATCTCCCAGCTTTCAATTACGAGATGCGATATACCGAATATTTCCAGTAAAGGGTTTAACGCAGTCACTCGTCCAGCTTCACAGAATGAGCGTAAACGGCTTACGTCTTCCTCAGGATATTTACCATTTTCACCAATAAGGATACCTTCTATACTGATAGTATAATCATCTTGTGACCACCGCTCCTTAATACTTCCTTTTACAGCACCTTTGTTGACGTGTCGCCGCACGATAATATTCTGACCTTGCAGACTAATCATCGGCTCAATTGGCAAAAGCCACTCTTGGGCACCACTTTCTTCAAGACGTAGACGAAGAGGTAGTTGCATTGGTATACCAAGTGCATTAGTGCGAACAGTATCTTCCAACTCCTCATCACTCATTGACTTGATTTCATTATATTCCTCTTCGTCCACCTCTCTAAGCTTATTCACATTGAACAGCCAATAAGGTGGAATCTTGTTGCCTGTGACTCTCAGGGCAACGTTTTCGAGTGCAAATCTTGCTACCTTGTTCATCTGTCTGTACTTGCTGCTATAGCTAACGCTCGGTTCATACTTTGCAGAATAGTTCGCTCAAGTTCCGCAGTGTCAGTCTTATCGTTCATATAAACATTGATATTATCGAAGAATTTTCCGATGTGCATAGTGATGGAAGTGTTGCGAGTGCCACCAGTAGCAAGTTCCTCGGCTGACTTGCGACCACCTTTCTTACCACCCTTTTTACCTTTCTTTCCCTTCTTGCCTTTGCTTTCACCTTCTCCAAAAACGACAGCACCTGTGCTACCACTTAATCCAGGGGTACTTATCTTATTCTCTTTCTTAGCAGAAGATGTCTTTTTGTCCTTCTGCTGTTCTTGTCGAAGGTGTGTCTGAAAATTCCCTCCAACACCACTCACAAGCTGTTTGGTTCCATTGATAGCCTTGGCAGCACTTTCGACTCCAGACAACTTCTTGAAGCCTTCCATTGCAGAAGCTGCTGCTCCTTGAAAGTCTCCAGAGAATAGTTTCTTTAAGGCTTCACCAAGCTTGCCAAGTCCTGCAAGCATCTCGTTGAAGCGATTGATGATATAGTCTTTGATGATATTACCAAACCCCTTTAATGTATCCCACATTGTCAGGATAAAAGCACGAAATCCAGCAAACTTATTCCAACAATAGACAACTGCTGCGACTAAAGCAGCGATACCTATGATAATAAGTCCGATAGGGTTTGCATCCATAGCAGCATTGAGCAACCATTGAACGCCAGTCCATATCCTCGTTACAGTTGTCACAACACCGATAGCAGCTGCATAAACTGACATCGCTATTGCCTGTGCATTAAAGACTATTGCAGCAACACCAATGACAGACGACAGAGCCAATATCTCCATCTTAAACCGTGATACAAATCCTATAACACTCTCTATCACATTGATAACTTTTGCTATTGCTTCAGCAATAACAGGAACTATACCTATAAAGAGATCAAGAGCTTGAGATACGTAAGGTTGAATCTTGTTATAAATATCAACGGCTAATTGAATAAACGTGTCTTGTAGCGTAGCAAATTTACCTGCGACTGTCTGAGACTGCTTATCCATCATACTGAAAAACTTTCCACCTTCTCCAGAAGCATGTTGAATTGCCTGCACAACATTTTCAAAGGTGATTTGCCCCTTCGACATTCTATCCTGTAACTTTGCATAAGATTCACCTGTCATCTTTGCAAGTTCCTGAAGCGGATTAAAACCAGCATTGATAAACTGAAGGTTGTCCTGTCCAGCCAACTTACCAGCTGCTGACACCTGACCAAGCACTAATGACAAACTTTGCAGAGCTTGCTTATTTCCTCCAGAGATATCTCCTAACTTTTTAAGAAGTGGTAGAACTTTTCCTGTCTCCACTCCGAAGTTAAGCATAGTCTTCGCATTCTCAGTCAAGTCTAACTTACCAAAAGGTGATTCAGCTGCAAACTTGGCAATTTCAGAAAGCATTCCCTTAGCTTTTGTCTCACTTCCTACTAAGGTTGTAAAGGCAACGGCTGTTTGTTCTGCTTCTGCACCTATCTTAGTAATAGCACCAACAGCACCAGCAACAAGGGCATAAGGGTTGGTAAGGAGTTCCATTCCAGGAATGGACATCAGCGAACTCTTGAGTGTCGAAAAAGAAAAAGCCTCACGCAGGCGTGCACCTGTAGTACGTGCCTTACGTGATATATCGTCCAGCTGAGTGGATGTCTGACGAGCAACCGTCAGAACATTACCACTATCTGCTTGTAGTTTGATTAAAAACTTAAGTACGCTGTCCATTAGAGTCTTTTTCTATTTTTCTAATCTCTTTGAGTGCGCTGAGTGTTGATGCCCATTTCTCGTCTGGCAGGAGTTCAGGGTCAATGCTTAGATAGTAGCGTAGCATTGTATCTATGAAGATAATATCCTGGGCGTTGTCAAAGTCATCAACCCGGCCTCCTCTAAAGTTTTTTATCTCAGCCTCCTTTACCTTCAAGACCTCATCCATCTTGGCAACTACTGCATGAAGAGTTCATCATCGGTTTTGATTTCCTCATCACCAGCAACCCAGAGTTGCTTCAACATGACTTCGCTCATCTTGATAGGGTCTTTGATTACGCTGGCATAGCTCAGGTCTTGACGTGTAGGCTTATGCAACACACAAGACTTGCCCTCTACGCTGATTTCAAACAAATCACCATGCGTGGCCTTCCACTTATTAATGTCTTCTGTTGAATATTTCATATCTTTGATGTTAATTGTTATAAACTCTTCTGATCAATGTAGATGAATGGCAGTGACTTCTCTTGGAACTTGTCACCTTGCTTCCATTCTGTCTGATCTTCCGTCAACTCCACACCTTTGAGAATGTCTGTTGTGATAGGATCACCGTTTTCAGGATTCCCATAAGCAACAACGATATCAAAGCTCATATTGAGGATATTGCCATTAGCAGCACTCTTCAAAGCTTGATACTCACTCTGCAGTAGGGTAAGTTCGCCACTATAGTCTACATTGCCATGCTGAATGCCATGAGGCTTATTACCCTTAGCATACAGCAGTTCCTTCTCTTGCTTCGAGCCATATTTCACACCTCGAAGTCCAGTTACAGGCCTACCTGCAACAACTACGGTCACATCTGACCACTCGTATTCCTTAGTATTTACCATGTCTATACTGTTGTTACTTGAAAACCAAGGTTGACATCAACATAGCGTGCATAACCGAATGGACGAACCTTCAATGTCATTTCAACCTTTGAAGTCGCAACCACATTCTGTTTTGGATCTATGTAACAAGAACAACCTTCGCCGTTATTACCGGCACTCAACTCTCCTGCAGCGGTCATAGAACGATTAATAGCGTTCTCTACAGTCTGCTGCCAGCTTGTAATAACCCCTGTCTGCATTGTGCCGTCAGAATTGATTTCCAACTCATCCAGCATCATATCCAACAAGGTGTTATAGGCAATACGATAAGCCTTATCAATGACACGACGGTTTGACAGATGAGCATAATCATCAGTCTCGACACAAGCCAATCGATCGTCAGCAAAGAAGTAACCACTGCGTCCGACATACTTTCGTGCCGTGATATAACCCTTATCATGGATAGAAGAGATAACTTCACTATCCTCTTCTACCTTCTTTTTGCCTACATAGAGCAGAGTTGTTTTCAATGCTCCATTCTTGACACGACCAATATTACGCTGTACAGGAAGACTTGCTAAGCGACCAGCTAAAGTACCGACACATGCACCCTGTGAGTCAACTTCCGTGTCACCCAACAGAACACCGACACGATTGTACGTTTCGTTGCTAAGGTCTTTCAGCGTTGTACCTGTATAACCACGTCCTTCCAAGATAAAGAACAATGGAGCATATAGGTCTGTTGTAGACCATTCAGCCATCTGTTGTGCCTTTGCTAATGCGGTGAACACATCTGCATCCAAGCCATCTGTAGCAGATGCTTTTGTTGCATTGTCACGTGCTACGAAGACACCACGCAATACACCATTCTGACTAACAATAAGTTTCTTTACTGCTCCAGTCTGGCGGTCGCAGAGTTCCGTCATACTCTTAGCCTTATCAACTCCGAAGATTACCAGTTTGGTACCATTCTCAGCCTCTGTGTAGAAGTCTGAGATATGCTTATAAAGTCTGGCGTTATTAGCTGCAGTGATACCGAGTGCCGTCAGACTGTCCATACTCTGAATAGTGTAAGCACGTTCCAAAGCAAACGAGTCATTGATAGCAGTCGCACTACATACCAAGGCGAACAGGCCGTCGGGACTTTCCCCGACGGTGCCCAGTAGGCCATTCATGTATCTGATTCTAATTCTCGGTAACATGACTCAAAAGTTAAGCGGTTAAAGATTCTGCGAGAAGGTAGACACCCTTCTTGTCGTAGCGACGAACGCAACCACCGGTACGGAGCAAGAAAGAGTAGATATCACCATAGTACAGTGGATTATCAGTTGAGTCAAACATCTTGACTTCACCCATAGCACGACTGACAGAATTCTCGTGCCAAGCAAGAGCAGCTGCAAGTTCGTCTGCGGTATCTTGCTTATCCCAGCTAAGAACCTTCTTTGTGCCGTTATTAAGGCGAAGAACTCGACTTCTTTTCATGATGTTGAAGCCATAGAGATTTCCAAGGATACCCTTCTGCTGGTCAGCAGAGTTAAGGAACATAAACTGATCCTTTTCAGCAAGGTCTGCTAACAAGTCAGCATACATAAACGCGTCAAGCAAGAGGTAACGTCCCTGCTCTGGAACATTGTCTGCATCCATAGCAGTCATAAGCTTACGAACATCTGCCTTACAGATAGACTTACGCATACCTGTAGCAGCAGACGATGTATGAGCTGTGGTTTTGCTTGTACCTGACGTACTGATGATGTTTTTAGTATCAACACCCTGACCCCAACGATCAAGCAAATTGAGATGAGCAGCCTCTTGCAACTGAGCGCGGTCATTACTTAAGATAGAGTTACGCTTGTTATAGCTAAGCTCCACCATGTCGATATTTGGAATGTACACTGGGTCAGTTGTCAGCTCGTCCATATCGTACTCAAGATCGTGGTCAGTACGTTGCTTGCTTGTAGCAGGCTTCTGAGTGCGGTTCCTCTCTACGTTTGAAGGAGCACCAGCGTTAGGAATGTGTACCTTGTGATTCTCAACAAACACAGAGTCGTCAACACTCTTAGAAGCAAAGGAGTTGTCAGGATAGAAGTTCTCAATAATGTCTGACTGCCAGATTTCTTTGTTTAATGCCATAGTTTCTTATCTTTTAAATTTGTATTGTATTTCTTACTCGCGGTAGTCTACACCGAACTTCTCCTTGAACTTGGCTGCAAAAAGGTCCTTGTTCTGACTCTTCAAGTCGCCAAGACGTCCAGCCTTGTCAAGTTCGTCCCAAGTCTTATTGGTGAAACTGTCGCTACTGGTACCATCTGGATTGATGTACGAAGCAGCACGAGGCTTAGGCATCTGCTTGATGCTGTTCAAGAGTTCTTCTGTAGTAGTACGGTCTGCAGCCATAAGCTTAACATAGTGTGCCTTCTGTTCTGCGGTAATACGACCTTCGCTAATTGCCTGATCAATGATAGCCTCCTGTTCCTTTGCTTCAGATAACTGAAGTTGCTGTTTGTACGAAGCATTGGCTGTTTCAAGCGCATCCACCTTAGTAGCCTTGTTTGCCAACTCTCTGACTTTGTTCACAATTGCAGCCTCATCATTGATATTGCTAAATGATGGGATGCTCTTTAATTGGTCTATTAATGCCATGTTTTGATAGTTTTTTGGTTGATTTGTCAACCTGTTATTGAAATATTGATATATCTCTTCATGAGTTTTAGGTGCAGGTTCTCCATCATCCTGCATATCGTACACTCCATCTGCAAGTTTCATCTCAACTGCTTCTTGTGCACTTATCCAGTGGTCAACCTCGTCAAAAAACTTTGTTAACACATCTTCTGTGCTCATTCCACAGCGTGCAGCAATCATACCTGCAAGGTTACGTTCAAGTTCCTCCATTACAGTAGCCATTCTACGCAGATCTGAAGCATTGCCACACGTACCACCACTTACGCTATGAAGCATGAGCTTAGCGTACGGACTCATATAGAGTGGCTTACCACAGAGAGCAATAATAGCAGCAATACTGGCAGCAACACCATCAACATATATATTAATGTCTGCCGTGGATGTGCGAAGAGCATTGTAAATGGCTATTCCGCTAAAAACATCACCACCATTGCTATTGATGCGGACATCAATTTTGTCATACTGACTTTGCAAGGCAAGTAGCTCACTGACTACTCGTCCACTGTCCACAGGCTGACCATTACCGACCTCTCCATATAAGAGGATAGCTACGGTTCCATTACCAGGTATAATGTTGAAAAAGTTTGAACTCATTATTTCAATTTTTGATGCAAATATCATGTTTTTTCTGGGAGTGACAAAATCGTAAATTCATAGCGCAAACAGCTGATTTTATGGTGCAAACAGACAGTGCTGTTATAAATAATGGATTTCAAAAAGTCCATAAAATATAAGATATTTGCAAAAGATTTAGGCAATATGACAAAGACGAATATAGACAAAAAAGGCATTGCAAAGTCTCTCTACATGGAGGGAAGTTGCACACAAGAGGAGATAGCTGCAAAAGTAGGAACTACAAGGCAAACAGTCTCTCGCTGGGTACGTGAAGGAGGTTGGGAGGAGCTGAAAGCTTCATTTACGATTACACCTGACCAGATTATAGCACAGTTTCAGAGACAGATTATTGAAATCAACAACAATATTCAAAATCGTGAAGAAGGTAAGAGGTTTGCTACAGCTCAGGAGGCCGATGCTCTTGCTAAGATCGCTGGTGCTGTCAAGAAGTTAGAAAGTGATGTTGGTGTTGCAGACTGCATCAGTGTTGCTACGCGCTTTCTGTCTTGGCTACGTCCTCTTGATATTGATGTAGCTAAGCAGTTTAACAACCTCTTTGATGCGTTCATCAAGGACCAAATGGCAAAAGCAAAATGACACAGGAAGAAAGAATTGCATTAAGGAACTGGGAAGAGTTCCATAAATCATTCACCTCTGATATGCCTGTTGAGAATGGGCTGTCAAGACGTGATATTGAACGCAGACGAAAGGAACTGGAACAAGACCCTATTAAATGGATTCAGTATTTCTTTCCCAAGTATGCTAAATATGAATTTGCACCTTTTCACGTGCGTGCTATTCGTCGTATTATTGAACACGATGAATGGTACGAAGTTCTTTCGTGGAGTCGCGAGCTTGCAAAGTCTACAGTGTCTATGTTTGTCTTGATGTATCTTGCACTCACTGGGCGTAAGAAGTTCATAGTGTTAGCTTCGGCAACTATAACTTCAGCAACACGTTTACTTACACCTTTCAGACTTAATTTTGAGAACAACCCACGTATTAAGCAATTTTATGGCATTCAACAGCTTGTAGGGCAATGGACAGAAACAGACTTCACATGTCGCTGTGGTGCTAAGTTTGTTGCACTTGGTGCTGGTAGTGCTCCACGTGGTGCAAGAAACGAAGCTGTACGACCTGACGTCATCTATCTTGATGACTATGACACAGATGAGGACTGCCGCAACCCTGAAACTCTTAAAAAGAAGTGGGATTGGTTTGAAGGTGCACTCTATCCAACACGCTCTATCTCTGAGCCAACCCTGATACTTTGGTGTGGTAATATCATTGCAAAAGACTGTTGTATTGCACGTGCTGGAGCAATAGCAAAAAACTGGGATATTGTAAACATCCGCGATAAGAGTGGAAAATCTACTTGGCCTGCAAAAAACACAGAGGAGCAGATTAATACAGTTCTTGCTGGTATATCTGCAAGAGCTGTACAAGCAGAGTACTTCAATAATCCTGTTTCAGAAGGTAAGATCTTCCGTAATCTTCCATTTGGAAAGGTTCCTGCTTTGTCTAAGTTTAAGTTCCTTATCGGATATGGAGACCCTGCGTATTCTGACAGTAAAAAGAAAGCGTCGTCAACAAAGTCTCTTTGGCTTATTGGCAAGTACAAAGGTGTCTACTACATTATCAAAGGTTTTTTAGGTCACGAGACAAATGCAAATTTCATTGGTTGGTACTTTGAGCTTGCTAAGTATGTAGGGGGCAAGGCTACGGTTTATTGGTATATAGAGAACAATAAACTACAAGACCCATTCTACGAACAGGTCTTCAAACCACTTCTACGTGAGGAACAGCAGCGTCGTAATACAAGTCTCTTTATTCGTGGCGACAGCCGAAAGAAAGCAGACAAAGCGACACGTATCGAAGCTAACCTTGAACCAATTGATCGTAATTGTCAATGGGTATTCAACGAAGAAGAAAAAGACAATCCTATGATGCAGGAGCTTATCAACCAATGCAAACTCTTTGAACTTAACTTGCCATACCCTGCTGATGGACCTGACTCTCTTGAAGGTGGAATCACAATGTTAGATGAGAAGATGGCAGAGATTGAGCCAACTATAACTATCAGTTTCATACAATGGATGAGCAAAATCCTTATAAGATGTGATTATGAATAACTTTATCAATATAGAAGACTACGATGCAAGTATTCACCGCGAGATACTTGATGCGCTGCTGCGTAAAGAAAGTCCAACTTATGATCCTCAGATAGTTGAGATATGTGAGGATAGAGCGGTAAGTGAAATGCGAGGATATCTGAACAAGATTTATGATTGTAACGCTATCTTTTCCGCAAGAGGGGAAGATAGGCACCCTCTCATTCTTATGTTTGCACTTGATATAGCTATCTATCACATCTTTACACAACACAACCCTTATAAGATTGCGAAGATACGCCAGGACAGATATGAGCGTGCTATAGAATGGTTGAAAGGTGTAATGGGAGGAGACGTAACGATTGACGGGGCTCCATTGATGCCTGAAGATAAACTTAAAAATAATAGTCGTTGGCAGATACAAGCTGACGGCTTAAGACCAACATTGCTATGAACAGAAAGAAAAAAAATAGCCCTAAGCAAGGCAAAATAATACAAGGTGGAATGCTCGTTCCACAAGGAATGAGACAGCCAGACATCGTTCTACAGATGCCTGAGATATTCATGTTTGACATGAATGCGTATATGCAATCTGTTAAGGCTGCAAAGGGAATAGACTTCTCCAATAGAGCACGTCTGTATGATATGTATGACAGTGCTTCTCTTGACCTTCACCTGTCTGGAGTCATTGCAAAACGTATGCGAGGTGTTACGAAGATTCCTATTGAGTTTAGAAGAAATGGTGTACCTGATGATGAAATCAACAATCAGATAAAATCACCCTGGTTCAAACAGCTGAGGAAAGACCTTGTTATGTCAGAGTTCTGGGGCTTCACACTTGTACAGTTCTATCTCAATGAGGAAGGTAATATCCGTTATGACCTTATTAATCGCAAGCACTATGATCCTATACATCGTAAGCTACTCAAGTATCAAGGTTCAATGGATGGCGTGCCTATTGATGACTTCCCTGATATGCTTTTTGTTGGCAGCGAACGTGACCTTGGTATTTATGCAGAACTTCTGCCTGCTGTACTCTATAAGCGTGGTGATATGTCAGACTGGGCACAGTTCTGTAACATCTTTGGTATGCCAATTCGTGAGTACACTTACGATGCTGGAGACGAGGACGCACGCCGTCGTGTCATCGCTGATGCACGCCGACAGGGTGCGAACGCAGCATACATCCATCCAAAAGAAAGCGAGCTGAAACTTGTAGAGGCTGGTAACAAGACTGGTTCCAGCGACCTTTATAAAACTTTTGCTGAGTACTGGGACTCAAAGATGTCTATACGTGTGCTGGGAAACACGCTCACCACAGACGCTAAGTCAACAGGAACGCAGGCACTCGGTTCTGTACACAAGGAGGAAGAGGACGAGATGAACTCTGATGATCGTGATTTCATTCTTGATATTCTCAATTATGATATGCGACCTATTTTCGCCTCACTTGGCTTCAATGTGGAAGGTGGTGAGTTCGTCTATGCAAAGAAAGACAAGATTAACCCTGCTCAACAGATAGACATCGTTCAGAAGCTTTCGTCAATGGGTCTTCCGATTGATGACGACTACCTCTATGAAACGTTCTGCGTTGCTAAGCCTGATAACTACAAACAGCTGAAAGAGGAGAAGGAGGCAGCAAAGGCTGCTTTCAGAGAGCAACTGGGTATGCATGGTAATGATGATGACAAAAAGAAGCAAGACAAAAACACTGATAAAACAGCGTTCAAACAGCATTTGAAAAGTTTTTTCGGACTCGCCCCAGACAAAGGGGCAAACTGATGATTGATACGCTCTATTATGGTGAGCATTGCTCTTGCTCTGGGCATAGTCATTTCCACAACGAAAGCCCAGCTATCTCATTTAATGTTGTGCAGGCTTTTCTACAGAGAATCCATAACAAGCCTGAAATAGCTGAAGGCATTGATCCTGGATTATGGTCGGCTGTCGTTAAAGTTATCAACGAGGCGACTGTGGAGGGACTTTCACAGAGCAATGCTGCAAGTACACATGATGAGAAGTTTTATCGCGCCCTGCGCCATTCTAATGAGGTTTTCGCTGCATTCAAAGTACATTCATTGGCTGGAGAGGTCGCAAATAAATTGCTGGACAGTGACGGTAAACTGAAACCCTTCCGTCAATGGGCTGACGATGTAAAGGGAATTACATCACATTACGTCGGTGCGTGGCTTCGTACGGAGTATGACACTGCTGTTATCCGTGCACACAACGCAGCAGACTGGCGTGACTTTGAACGTAACAAGGATATCCTGCCTAACCTACGATGGATGCCGACGACTTCACCAAGTCCTGAAGGGAGTCATCGTGACTATTGGATGGCGAAGCTTACCCTGCCTATTGATGATCCTTTTTGGAACACGCATCACCCCGGTGACAGATGGAACTGTAAGTGTTCCCTTGAAGCTACTGACGACCCTGTAAATCATCCTGCTGATATGAACACCCCTCTGCCACAAAAAGGACTTGAAAACAACCCTGGTAAAGATGGACATATATTCAACGACACTCATCCGTATTTCCCTGATAAGTGTAGTCAATGTTCTTTTTATAAGCCTGGTGTTAAAGGGCGAATTACGACCCTCTTCATGAATAGGAAGAAGGATTGTTATAACTGTCCTTATGTAGATGCTGCCATCCCTAATGGCTTCTATCAGGACAAAAAAATGAGAGAAAGGCTGCTAATAAGTAACACTGCTGATAAGCAAGACTTAAATGCAAATATTAAGGTTTCACATTCTCTTCTCTCTTCATTCCCAAATATGAAGATTAGAATACGACCACATATTTTGGAAGAAGATGTAAGTAATCCTGAACTTGAAATAAATGGGTTGATTGCAGATAATAAGATGATACGAGGAGAAAAAGGAATAACCTCTGCTTTTCAAAAGGCTATTAAGCAAGGGTGTTCTATTGTCATTATCGATTTGGATGCAAGATTAAAACGACTTAATACATTTGAACTTTCTAAGTATCTGAACAGGCGAAAAGCAGACTTTGAAAAGGGTATAATAAAGGAGACCTATGTTGTTTATAAAGGTAAGGCTGTAAAGGTTATACCTTACACGCAGAATAGGGTGGAAATAGAAAATGTTCTAAAACAATTAGAGCCGTAAAATACGGCTCTATATGGTCGGACGGCTGCGGAGCTTGAAGTTATCGCACTTATATGCAGACTCTCATCCTAATGCAAAAATAATGATTTATTCTGATACAACAAACATTTTCGACAAAAAAGTGAAGAAATGGATGCAAAAGAAATAGAAAGGCGTATCTCACGTGTCAAAGACGAGATACAAAAGGAGGTGACAGATAGACTTCCTCGAAAGGTCGGTGTCGTGGCTGCAAACCACTTCAAGCAGAACTTCCGAGATGGTGGCTTCACGGATGGAGGAGTTCACCAATGGAAACGTACGAAACGACAGGACGGTAATACGACGGATGCAAAATACTCTCCTCTTACCTCTCGACGCAATCATCTTATGCGTTCAATACAGAGTGAAACGTCACCTGGGCAAGTTACAATATCCAATCCTGTACCTTACGCAGCTGTTCACAATGAAGGTGGTACTATCAAAACGCATCCAACTATTACAAAGCGTATGCGGCGTATGGCATGGGCTAAGGTGTATGCACTATCAGGCGTGAAAGGCAAAGGGAAACTTCCAAAAGACTTACCTTCTGGAGCTAAGATGTGGAAGGCTCTCGCACTCACGAAAAAGACAAAGCTTAATATCACAGCACGCATTCCACGACGTCAGTTCATTGGTGATAGCCGTGAACTGACAGCAAAAATTAACAAGATGCTTGATGAGAGCTTAGGGAAAATTAAAGAACTTGTAAGTAGAACATAAATATGGAACAGACACTCTGCCAACTGATAGACTTTCTTAAAGAGAAAATGCCGTCGCTTTCAGTTATTGACGAAGACTACGGACAACTTGAAAATATAGAGGACGAGGATACTGATATGTATCCGCTAACGTTCCCTGCTGTACTTATAGAAGAAGCGCAGACAGAATGGAGCGATATTGGAATGCTGGCACAGAAAGGAACTTGTAGGCTTCGCATCCGTCTTATCATAGACTGCTATGATGACACTCATGCAACGAGTGGAACAACACAGGCTGTCAGAGAGCGTAATGAAATGCGTCACCAGTTGCACCAGCTACTACAGGGAACCTGTCTTGGCACTGATGCTCCTTTGATACGCAAGTCTTCCAAGTTCTTTACTTGGAAGCACGGAATAAAAGTGTATGAGATGATGTACGAGTGTACAGTGTCAGAATTGGTTAAGGAAACAAGGACGGTTCAGAAACCTTCTTTACGCGTGAAGATGGGCGTGAAGGTGTAACGCGAAAGCCTGTGAAGAGCGGTGCTTTCATCTGCTTGCCATCTACTGTTTCGCCACGTTTAATCATATCACGAATGATATGCAGCACACGGCTTTCAGACAGATAAAACTCTTCATTGGAAAGTATGCGGATAGTATCATCGAAACGGAGGCGTCGTTCCTCCGTCCAGTAGAAGTAACGCTCAAATAACCTTCTGTTGCGTGCTTCTATCAGTTTACTATCTCTTCCTTTACTCATATCTGCAAAATTAACAAATAATCATCTTATTTGCAAGTATTTACACCTTTTTATCTGCTTATTACAAATAAAAACCGCCCAAATGTGTGTTCGTACACACTAATGGACGGTTTTATTCTTAAACAGGAGTTAGTTGATGATTTTTGTCTGTTACAACCTACAGAAGCTTGGTTCTACACGTTCCCAGACATTTGTCTTTGGGTTCTTCTGATAGAAGTAGTAGTTGATAGCATTCTTCTGAACCACATTCGCCTCCTTGAAAAGTGTCATAATCTCTGAATACTCACTATCGAACTTATCCTCCAACTCATACAGCTTAGAGATGCTCTTGTAGTCCAAATCACCAGCCTTATTGCGCTCAAGCAGTGTCATTGCCATCTGATACATTGGATCGTCCGAACCTTTCTCGCTTTGCTTCATATAACGCTTGAGATAGTCGATTAGACGCTCTGCAGCAAGGTCGGCACGCTCATCAAAGCCTTTCACCTTATTGCTTGAGATTTCAAGGCGGAAATCGCCGTCAGTAATCGTGTAGCTTCGCTGGTCGTTCTTGCGAACCTGACCATAATCACGCATCACACTTACAAAGCTCTCTACTTCACCCTGTAACCAGTCGTGGAATCCACGCACGTCAGTCACGATACGTGTTAAGCGTTGCCACACATCGTGCATCATCTCAGCACGTAGCCCCTCGTAGGTCTCACGGCGTTCAATACGACTCTGCTTTTCTTCGTTCTGTAACTCAGCAAGTAGCTTCGCACGCTCTTCCTTGCTCAAATTCTTAATGTTTACCATATTATTCTGTTTTTTGTTTTCGGATGATCATTCTTATTTTTGTGTTCAAAGCATTGAGATCATCCGCTGTCAACGCTCTAAATGTTTTTCCTGCTATACGTGGGTCTTTACAGAAACCATCTACACGGTTCCAGTCTGTCGTATCTATGCCGTATATCTGCAGCTGATGAAGAACTCCGCTACGTGCCTTGCGTAGGATATCATACTGCTTACGTCTTCGCTCGTCATATCCTGTAATATCCTCCATCTGTCTACACATAGCATCATACTCTTTATCTGACATCTGATGAAGGTGTACTGTTCTGTTTTGTGTGAATTGATAGACCAGCGTTTCCTTGTCAGCACCAGGCATCTTCTTTAACAGGGTATAAAACCTTGCGTAGTTCCTGTTTGCTCCCATAGCTTTTCCTCCTTCCAATCTTTATATGCTTTACGACCAGAAGCTACAGCCTCTGTAAGATCATCGCTAAGGTCACTCTGACCGAACAATGGTATGCCGTGTACACTCACATATAGCTCACCATTAAATTCCATTACTTGTACGGCTTCACGTGCCTCTGCATCGAGCCGTGCCTGCCGTTTAGTTTCTATACGATCAGCACGCTGTTCGTGCCATACTTGCAATCTGCGTTTGATTTTGTCTAAAAATGTAGTCATAATCTTTTTTGTTTTAGTTGACAAGTTTATGGGTTTACAAGTTGACATGTTAATCGTACTGATAACTTGTTTACTCATTCACTCGTCTACTCGTTTACTTACTGATATAATATATTTGAATAGTCTTTTTATTTCGTTTAATGTGTAACTCTGTCTGACCACCCTCTATCATAAGGTAGGACGTGATTCTACTTCTTACCGTTATGTCTCTACGATCATAGAGTTTATAGATAAACCAATCAACAAAGTCTTTCAACTCCCTCCATCCTTTCTCGCTGTTTTCTATTCCTCGCAAAGAGTAGCCTTGATTGATAGCTCTTTGCAGTTTTAACAGCCATTCAGGCTTATCGGTTGGTGTTATCGAATGTGATAGTAACCTTTCCATAGTTGTTTATTCTGAAGCCTTCCACTCAACTCTAATCACTGCATCAAGCTTACCACTGCCTCTACAGATTGGGCACTCTTTCTTATACCGCTCTTGCCAATCATCCTCCTGCCAACGGTATCCGTTCCCTTGACAGTAGGGGCAAATGTGCCCTTGACTCTCGACTTGGTCTGTCATCCTACCACCAGGAGTCACCAGACCAGGACTAATCTCAATAAATCGTTTTTCCTTACACATAGTTTTATTGTAACTCTAATTGAACATTAAAATGATACTCTCTGCACAGCCTTTTCACTTGTACTACATCGAACGGCTCTCTGTCAAAAGCGAAGAAGATTGTGCGTTCTCGTGTAAGTACTCTCACTCCTTTCTTCCGTAGCTTGTACAACAGGTTGTCTCGCTTGTTTGCCATAGCCTTTACTCTTTTGTTTCACCCCAGTATATATCTGCTCGCTCTTTCCATATCGTGTAATAGCCAAGGTTGCCAAAATAGCGTCCTTTACTGATTGCTCTGTAACCTTCCACCCATATCTTCAGTGCTGCATCAAACATAACACTCACTGCCGTGCGACCTGAAGGCTTGTTGCCGTCTGCCTGACTGATAAAAATGAGCAGCTTATCACGATGTCGAGCCTTGAATTCCTGATACTCCTTAAAGCTCATCTGTGTGTATTGAAAACTATCAATAACTACGATATCTGGACTTTTACGCTTCTTGAGACGTGCATCAAGATCTTCCATACTCTCACTGATGAGGATAAACCGCCGTGCAACATCTTGCATACCTGCTTTCATAATTGCATTCTTCATTGTTAGTGAGAAACCCTCCTCTAAGGAGTTATAAGCAATCTTTCCGTACTTTGCCAACTCTTTGCAGAGCTTCATCGTAAAGCTGGTCTTACCGCTTCCGCTTCGTCCCCAGATGAACCATACACCGCCTCGTTCTGGTGCTCCGAAGGCCTCCGCCCAGTCTCCTTCAAATGGATAGGTTTCTTTCTTCATGCGCAGCATATCGGTTACTGACATTGCTCTATTCATCACATTTAGCTTTATGGTTTGAATTTCGTTTGGTACTCAAACACTGTTTTACCACTGTTTGAGCTCCCTTCCCTTCGGAGGGGCTGGGAGAGGCTTTAGCCATTAACTTCACTCTATGAATACTCTTCTTCACACGTCTTAGGTCAAACTCGTATTCTTCAGAATCTCTCACCACTTCTGATATGCGTGCTTTGTCCGTCACGCCATTTGCCATGCAAACCGCATAGACATCGTGAGCACCAGTCCTCTCCAGCTCAAAGAACTTGCGACCGATACGTGAGTGTATCTCGTTATATCCACACTTGTTGTAACGCAGTCCCATCGTCATACGACGCTTGATATAGCTTGTTGAGAAGAAGACGATACCACACTTATCCTCTAATCTGTTATACAAGTCGATGAAGTAATGAAATACACGCTCTGGTAATTTGTCCGCCTCGTCAAAAAGAAGCAGCGGTGCTTTCATCTGAATGAGGTCATCAATGATGCGATCGAGTAGCTCTCTGATGCTGTAACCTTCTGTCTTCTGACCGATACGCCGTGCTATCTCACGAATGAAATCGCTCTTCTTCATATCCTCGGAGCAGAGAATATAAAACACCTCGCCATGCTCACTTGCATATAGCTTGGCTGTGGTAGTCTTTCCGCAGCCTGCTTCACCAACTACCCACGTAACATTCTTGACTGTCTGGGCATCGTTCATAGCGAATACCATTTCCTGATAGGCTTTCGTTTCCACAACCTGCCAGTCTGTACCTGCACTTGTGCCAAGCTGCGATGCAAGGTTGCGCCACATATCGTCACTGATGTTTTCCCACTTGCCCTGCAGAATGCTGCTCACAGTTGCGCTACTTGTTCCTGTGAGGCTCTGTGCAGCCTTGTTCTGACTTGGATACTTGCTGACATATTGTTTCAAGCTCTCCTGTATCTGTCCTTTTTCGTTCTTTGTTAGTTTCATATTATTGTTGTCTTTTATTTATTGTTCCTGCCAGTGAGGCATTGCCTCGCTGCTTATAATTACCTTATCACTTTCAGTGCATAAGTGACCCACTTTTGATGCGTAAGTGAATGACTTATCATTGGTTTATTTTGTCCTTGCCAGTGAGGCATTGCCTCGCTGCTTATAATTTCCCAGCTACCGAAGCCATATCAACCACAGCCGTCTCAACATTCGCCCAGTCTTCAAGGCTTACTTGCTTCGTCTTTCGTCCTATCTTATACTCTTCTGGCGACTTGCTATAGATGCCTGTACGACGTTCTATCTGTCTGCGCTCGGCTGCTGTCATTCCCTTAGGCTTTGGACTACGTAATCCGTGCTGCTCTGGCATTACGCCGTGAGCCTTTTCAATCTCACGTCCTGCAACGGTACGCTCAATGCGGTCAGTGGTATTCGCAGCCTGTTCCTGTCTGATGAATGCAGCCTCGCCTTCTGTCTGCTCTTGTATCGCACGATGTATCACAACGTAAGGCTCTGCTACTCGTTCAAATCGCAGACTGCCGTCAGCCTCTTTCTTATAGAGGCGAATGCTTCCGAAGTCGTAAGGATCATACTTAACAACGAACCGCTCGTAAGTGTGCTGCCTGCGCCACTCGTGGTCTGGCATACCAGGTTCGCTCATCACTTCGTATTGTCGCTTCTCTTTCTTAATAGTAACATTGATACCTTGATCGGTGAAGGTACTCATACGCTTAGCCGTTACCCAGAACATATCCACCATATCGTGTGCCGTAACCTGCTGCGTTTCCTCATTCACGCTGCTGTCGTACTTCCTGACGACTCTTGCCGTATGCAGGGTGCGCCATTTCGTTCCACTCCTTAGTAGCCTTTGCGTAAGCATCTTTCAGTTCCTCAAGCGTATAGAGTGAGTCCTTGTTTTCCTCAATAAATTCAAGGTTCGGACGGCTCGACATCTTCTTTGCCGTAATGTTCTGACCTGTGAAACGCCAATCCTTATGCAGCACTTGTTGTTGGAACCGACCGAACACCGCCTCAATGGTCTTTGATTCGCCGTTATAAGGTTGCGTGGTCCTATGCACGTGGCAAAGCTTCTTAAACAGTCCGTCGGCATCAAGTTTTTTATGTCCGCCTTGGTTGTCGTGAACAATCTCGTAAGGCTTGTGCTTGCTGGTCTGAATTGCCATACGGTAAGCGAGATATTGCGCCTCGTAATCCTCACTATCGCTAATGTGCCAGCCAAGCATCACCTCACTCATCGCATCAATGACGACATAGACCTGCGTGGTGCGTACCTTACCAGTATCATCCTTATAATATAGGTTCAGCTTCGTGCCGTCACCATACCACAGCGCATCACGCTTCGTTGGCAATGCCGTACGGTGCTTACGTCCGAACTTCTGTCGTGCTGCCTGCTCACCATGCACAGCATCGTACCATAGTTGCATTATCGCAGCACTGTTCAGCCAACGTTTCATACCGCTAAGGCTTTTCAGTGGCTTCCAGCCGTTTGCTTCCGCCTGGCGGTTTGCCTCTTCAAAGAGCTGCGCATCGGTGTAGACAGGAACCCTGCAACGTTTCAGTGCGATGAGTAGCTGTCCGAACTCGTCTGTTATCTTCTGTGTGTTCTTATTTCCGACCTTACCGCTGATAAGGCTCTTGTAGCCATCTGCCTTGAAAGCCTTAATCTTTGCTTTCAGTCGTGCTTCATTCTGTGGAAGGGTGTGCTGATACTCTTTGCGCATAGTTTCAGAACTCTGATAGATTACCTCCCAAGCTCCTGCAGTGCTGCCGTTCAAACTCTGACGAATAGCTCTACGCTGTGCCATCATCTTCAACAGCTCTTTCAGAACACTCGCATTAATGGTGTACTCTTCAATGAGCTTCTCTGTAAGATGTTCCTGCTTGCCGTTCTTCTCGTAAGTGAAGTTTTCAAAGAACTCACGTGCCTCACTGTCCAGCTTGATGCGGTCACGCATCATCGCTTCCTTCATTCGCTGCTCTGGATCACCGTATCGTTCCATATACCGAGCCTTGTATTTCTGAGGAATGGAACTCCATGCGTAGAGTGCCTGACCGCCCTCGCCACCTCCACGGTGTACGCTGACAATATTTCCACGGCTCATGTTCTGACGTAATGTAGCAGCTTTAATAACTGCATCACTACCTCCAGTCAGTTCCGCGTAGGTTACGCACAATATCTTGTTGAAGTATTCCATCCCAAATATAGTTATAAGCTCATAGCCATCAATTCAACCTCACTCTGCAACTCCATGAAGGCAGGTATGTTCATATCTTGCTCTCGACGTGTCACAACTCCGTCAACAAAGACACTCACGCTGCCATCCTTACGGTCGAAAACCAACTTCACTCGCTCACCGAAGGTCTGTGTCATTGTCTGTTCTGCTTCCTCGTGAGTAGTTTCAACCTCTGCCTGCTTCCAATTAGGAGTTCCGTTCAGCTGTGTCAGTGCAGTGAAGCGAATCTTCCTTGCAAGCTCGCTATCACTTTTGAAATTCAGAGCCTTCCATACCATTACTGTGGTGCAGTTAAAGACTTCACACAAGTGAGCTTTACCTTTCTTACTTACATAGATTTGTTTTTCCATAATTCCTTTCTTATAATGTTAATCTTGTAGGCGGTGGGGAATCGAACCCCAGTCGCTCCGATGCTTTTAATTCCGTGTCCGCTACCATTTCGGACGTAGCCGCCTTTTTGTTATAGTTATCTTACCTTCTCTTCATATACTCTTTCCTCGGTCTCGTTACAAATGATAGCTACTGTTCCACCTTTATAGTCCTCAAAGTAGCTGTGATTTGTACCATTATTGCTTTGAATCCAGTTCAAGCAATATTCATAACTTGACTTAAAGCCCATATTGTTGCTACTCATTTCATCATCAAAATACACATCGTAAGTTTTCATACTTTTATATTTTTAATAAAACATTCTTCTATCACGCCCCTTTTTTGTATCTTTGGACGCTGTTAATAAACTTAACACGCTGCAAAGATAGTGATAATTTTCAACCATCCAAACTTTTTGGGTGATAATTTTCATTTTATGTGTAAAATTTTATCAAGAATAGAGGAATTATCCAAGCATGAGGGGATAACTATCGGTGCTTTGGAGAAAAAAATAGGTGCCAGTAAAGGTGTCTTATCACGTGCTATAGCTAAGGGTACAGACATACAAGCTAAATGGATAGAATCTCTTGTTGAAAATTATCCCCAATACTCTGCGGAATGGCTCTTAACAGGCAAGGGAGGCATGCTCAAAACAGCATTGCAGGAAGTAATGGTAGTAGAACCAGTCCGCTCAGAATCCCCTAATAAAGGCGCACCTTACTATGATGTGGATTTCCTCGGAGGCTTCGACTTCACATTTAACGATCAGACTATCAACCCTGAATACAACATTGACTTCAAACCGTTCAATAAGCAGGGAGTTAGCTGGGTGAATATCACAGGGCATTCTATGGAGCCCAGGATTAATCACGGAGATATCATTGCAATTAAGGAATGTAGACTTGAGGACGTGCAATATGGCGAGATATATGCTGTCGTACTTGACACCATACGTACCGTTAAGATACTTCGTAAATCCAATAATCCAGATAGGATGCGCTATGTACCTATCAACGAGGATAACTACGACGAGCAGGAATACGACAATTCACGTATCCTCCGTATCTTCGAGGTGCTTGGTAACGTAAGTAGATTCATTTAAAAAATAATATATGATTGACCCAGAGAAGACCGAACTTGATGAGTTCTTGAAAGAATATACCAGAGCACGACGTAATGCAGTGTTCTTTATTGAGAACTATTGGAACAAGCTACATCCTGATAATCCCATCATACTCACAGATGATGAGAAGCAACAGCTTTATAAAAGATTTAGAATGGCTCCGTTAGTTCATGATATTGTAGCCTATACAAAACGCCTTGAAGAGCTGCGAGCAAAGGGCTACAAAGATTGGGAGATTGACGCATAACTATATTCAACTATAATACGTCTAATAACTTAAGTTTATATTATATGAAAGAGAAAAAGAAATGGAGTGAGAGGACTCCACAAGAAAAGAAAAAGGCAAGGCTTAATCTTACTATATTAGCGGTTATTGGCTTAATCGTAGTATCAGTATTGGTTGCAGGTGCATTTAGCGACTCGCCAGAACCACAAGAGAAGAAAGAACCTGTAGCTGTTGTTCACAATGATGTATTAGATGCTTCAGTACGCCAGGTAAAACAGTTCTTAAAAAAGAATCTGAACGATCCTGAAAGCTATGATGGTGTTGAATGGAGTCCAGTATCACAGAACCCACACACCAAATGGTTCATAGTACGTCATAAGTACCGTGCAAAGAATCAATATGGTGCAACACAAATCTACAACCAAATCTTTACACTTGACAGCTTGGGCACAGTTATAAGCATTTCTGATGTTGAGTAAAATACTTAAGCTATAGTATGTCTAATACTTTCGATAGTTTAAGTAGGTTTATATAATCCTAAATATTTTTATTAACTAAACTCTATTAACAATGAAAGAAGAAGAAGAAAAGACGAAAGAGCAGTGGGTTACAACAAAAAGAAGAGAGGTAAGAATGACAAATTCCGACAAAACCCTTACAAAGCATACTCACTAA